TAAGTGTACGATTTTGAACAGTTCCTTTAGCGATGCAGGCTGATTCGTAAGCTTTGAACATCTCGCCACTGAACAGCTTGAGATAGGTAGCGTACTTAGAATCGTAATCTGCTCCACCTTGAGTAAGACCCAAGCCAGGAGTTTTGTTAATGTTACCAACCGCGGTGATCGTTGCGTTAGGAGCAACGCCGGGATTGGGGGACCATGATGTAGCCATTTTGATTGAATAAAATTAAGGGTTAGTTTGTAGCTAACTCCAAATCATCTAGAATATTCAGAGCTTTATAGGCACGCCTTAGTCCGAGGTGAGGCAGTAGTAAGTCGAGGATTCTCCGTACTTCTGAACGCTTATTAACTTCCCATCTGTAAATAGTTTTACGTGGGGAAGGACGTTCCATCTTGTGTACCTTTCCATAACCAACAACTTCAGCGAAGTTATTGACTACATCTTTGTCACACATAGACAAGTTTAAAGCAGGGTATTTCCTACGACTGTCATTTAAACAGCCTTCACCTTCGAACAAGCCAGCGGCCCATTCTATGGTATGCATATGTATTTAATTTGTATTTGATAAAACTTCAGTGGTGTTTATCTAACCGGCCGGCTAGTGGTATCCGTCGTAACGGGCACTAACCAATTGCCGTGCCAGGAATTGCACCTGGCTTAGTCTATTACGGCTTAACTATCATGCACCAACCATCATTCTTCCCACCTGGAGACCATCGTGGTTCCCAATGTTTGTAGGAGTACTTGAGGCCGGCACCATTCTGATTAGCTGTGTAACCACCATTGACGAGATTAGCCTCACCGTTGGGGTCGTTCATAATCACACCACCTTCATAATAGCCAATAACCACACTCCAATGCCCGCCACCGCTAGGAGCAGAGGATGTCCCGTGATGGAGCCAACCAGTCCCAACAGGGCGGCCAGAATCAATCTCGTTTTGGAGGGTTTGAATAGAAGCATTAGTTACAAAGGATGGGTTAAGTCCTAATGAACGGAGAGCTGCAAGCTGTGCTGACGCATCTGTTGTGTCTCCATACTTAGAACGGATAGAGTTATATTCATCATCGTTCTTTACCTTATCGTAATACATAGCAATCATTGCCATGGATGATGAGAAGCATTCACGATAACCAGTTCCAGAAGCATTATCATTCTGACTTTGCCACTCAACAAGGAGTGGGTTCTCATTAATGCTTTCTGGTTTGTCCCTGTATTTTTGTCCAAAGATCTCAAGGGTACAAGGATCCACCTGAGATTCAAGCCATTGATAGGCTTCAAATTGTTGGCTCTCTTCTTTATAGTAAAGAGCTGCATCTGTAAGTTTAATCATTTCTCGGAAGCGTATAGAGCAAAGCTTTGAGCAACTATGTATGTCATTAATTCAGATGCTTTAGACCCATTACATTTACTGTTCTGTGTTATAAAGCATCCTGTTAACACACCAGCTACCATTAATAACTGAATGGAGATTACTCCGGCAACCAAATAGAAGGCTGCCTGTTTCATTAGGTAGCCACGACTGCTACACCGTCTGGAGACAGCTTCTGACAACCGGCAATACGTTCTGCCTTAGTACCGTTATCAGGGTTGTCATGGGAGCTTGTGGGTGCCTGTACGTTGCCAGGGATAAAGAAAGGATCGCCTGCTGTGGCGACATAATATTCAACTGTAAGTCCTTCGTAAGCCATTGTTTCTCTCGTTAGTGTTTAATCATGTTTGATAATGAAATGGATTGCAATTGACTTGGGTCTGGTAATAGAATCACCACCAGTAATGTCTACTATTGCGAGTCCATCTGAATATGCGTTGGTACTGCCAGCACCATTGAATGTTCTGGCATCGCCATTCGGGATGCTGACGGCAGTTTTAAACTTGCTCTGGGGCCTGGCTGTTTTATAGTTGTAATTCTTACCCAAGTTACTATCTTCTGTGCTGGTATCTGTACCACTTCCTACTGGATAGTAGTTACGCCAGTTGGGGAGTATGCCTGATGAATATCCGTATGTATTCGATAAGTAAGCGTGCAGCAGAGGATATGTATTGACGCTGAAAGAAACTCCTGTCATCAAGAACCACCCAGTAGGGGCTGTCGGGTTCATCCACATCATGATTGCGCCAACGGGTGTGGCTACACCGGCTGCTTGTATTAAGTCCTGTACTGATGCTTTGTTCTGGATGTTGGAATCACTGTCAGTTCTACCGGCGTAGTTGATAGCATCTTTAGTCGCGCCACCGTTGTTGTGGTAAGTCGACAAAAGTTTGTCTTCATCGGTGGCGTTACCTCTAATAGTGAAGCCGTCTCCAGCAGACGGGAGCTTGAATATTGCTCGTCCTTCAAAAGTATGTGCAGTGTCTATCTTGTGAGAGACGGTTACATCTGCTGAGGCGCTTTGTGGCCTGATTGTTCCGCCGCTAAGAGTGATATTCTGATAGCCAAAGATAGCAGGACTTACTGTCTTCTTAGATCCGCTAACTGTGGCTGTAGTAGTAATCTCAAAATCGCTACCATCCAGGCAGACGTGCTTAATGTTTTCGCCCCGCCCGCCGGGATTCCAGATGTAATAGGTTCTTACGCCTTCTGGTTCATAGATTGCATAACAAGTCTGAGACGATGGAGAATCAACTTGAACTTTTATGGGTCCAGTAATGAATCCACCTGTCTTGTCATACTTTAAGTCGTCTTGTTCATCAACATAGTCCTTGCTAGCGCCTGCTTTATTCTGAGGGTAGATGTAGACATCCATCTCCTCATTGATGCTGAAAGTGTGCTGACCGTCGGTATAGGTGACGGGCAAAGCGTTAGCGTCTGACCCTCCTGTTACATACCTAACAACTCCATTGCCAAAGTCAAACTCAATGATGTCGCCATCATTCATTGGCTTGGTTGCATTGCTGCTGCTGTCAACAGCAGCAAAGCTCACCGTTGTGACAAGACTGGCATCACTATTGTTTGTATAGAGTTCGCCTGGTCGGGATGCAACACCTAATGCAGTATCGACTACTTTGTATCTTGCGACTGAGCCTTTGGTTACTTCTAGTTCAGCAATGTTTAAAGCATTCTGTTCAATTGCTTTACTGTTATCACTGATGCTATCAGTCTGGATCTGTTGGCCATTATCAAAAGCATCAACGGTTAGATAACTTTCGAGAGCTTCTGTTGTCCATTGTTCTGTGGCATAACCATCAATATCTGTGGGCCCAATTACTTCCCACTCCGAATTAACCCAGACATATAAGTTACCTTCATAGAAAATTTGTTCGCCTTCATGCTTTCCTGGACGTGACTCCTCAAGAATTGACACTGATGAGTTATCAATCCATTCAGTATTGAAATCATTCTCATCAATCTTGGCTAGGATCTGACCGGTTTCACCACCGACAGGTACACCTTCACCGTCCTTACCATCAAGACCATCAAGACCATCAGAACCTCCTCCACCTGATGAGCCATCTCCGTCACCAGAACCAGCATCAACTTGTCTGACATAACGTGAGTTATTTGGAACAGAACGTCCAACTTTAATGTAAGATCTAAAACTCATCGACGGTTCTCCACTTTCTTTTCAAGTACTGCTAAACGTTCTAAAATAGTACTCATTGTTCTATGTATACTTTGATTGAATGGACCTTGTGGTCCTTGAATACCTTGAGAACCAGTCAGTCCTTTCTCACCTTGTTCTCCACGTTCACCCTGTGGTCCTAGAGGACCGGGTGTTCCTGGTGTTCCGGGTGTTCCATTCCTTCCGTCTCTACCGTCTCTTCCAGGGGTTCCTGGATGTCCTTCAGGACCGGTAGATCCTGTGATTCCAGAGACACCTTGTTCTCCTTGTTCTCCTCTTGGACCAATCGGTCCTTGTAATCCTTGCGGTCCAGTTTTACCTTCAGGTCCCTGAGGTCCAGAGGGACCAGCAAGGCCGCGGGGTCCCTGGGTGGGAGGGACCGTACGGTAAGCATCTAGACCATCTATGTTTCTGTACCTAGATGATGTCATTTGTTATCCAATAGTTGGAGTGATTAAGGCCACAGGTGTGGCGCTAGTTGACGCAAGATCGAGCGGGAAGTTATGGGCATTACGCTCATGCATGACTTCCATTCCGAGTCCTGCTCTGTTGAGGATGTCTGCCCAGGTGTTGATGACGTGTCCGTCACGGGAGACAATAGATTGATTGAAGTTAAATCCATTGAGATTGAATGCCATTGTTGATACACCCAGTGCTGCAAACCAGATACCTACCACCGGCCAAGCGGCGAGAAAAAAGTGGAGGCTACGGCTATTATTAAAAGAAGCGTACTGGAATATGAGACGACCAAAGTAACCATGAGCGGCGACAATGTTATAGGTCTCTTCTTCTTGTCCGAACTTGTATCCATAGTTCTGACTCACTTCTTCAGAGGTCTCACGGATAAGAGACGATGTAACAAGCGACCCGTGCATAGCACTGAACAGTGATCCACCAAAGACACCAGCAACGCCAAGCATATGAAAGGGATGCATAAGAATGTTGTGCTCTGCCTGGAAGACGAACATATAATTAAACGTTCCAGAAATGCCAAGAGGCATTGCATCAGAGAACGAACCTTGACCAAAAGGATACACAAGGAATACAGCAAATGCTGCTGCAACTGGAGCAGAGTATGCGACAAAGATCCAAGGCCTCATTCCAAGTCGATAACTAAGTTCCCATTCGCGTCCCATGTAACACGTGACACCGATAAGGAAGTGGAAGATAACGAGCTGAAAAGGTCCTCCGTTGTAGAGCCACTCATCGAGACTTGCTGCCTCCCAAATTGGGTAGAAATGTAGACCGATGGCATTGGAGCTGGGAACGACTGCTCCTGAGATGATGTTATTTCCATACATTAAAGAACCTGCAACAGGTTCACGAATACCGTCTATGTCTACGGGAGGTGCTGCAATGAATGCGATGATAAAGCATGCGGTTGCCGCAAGCAGTGTGGGTATCATCAGGACGCCAAACCATCCTACGTATAGTCGGTTGTTGGTAGAGGTTACCCAATCACAAAAATCATTCCAGGCGTTTTGTTGCTCTCTCTGTAGCGTAATAGTAGCGGTCATTTAAATAAAAGTTCATTAGTATTTGTTCCATTAAGTAAGACCATTTTAAAGACTTGGTTGTCTAATCGGGGTGGTAGGGATCGAACCTACGACCTATGCTTCCCAAAAGCATCGCGCTACCTCTGCGCTACACTCCGAAAAAAAAGGGAACCTTTAATAAGTAAAATTGTTATTAAAGATTGACCCGTTAATTAGGCATTCTTGCCAGTGTACTTTTTAACTTTGTTCTTTACTTGCTTAGGCAAGTCTTTCCATTGTTTAATCTTTAGCTTATCCTTTTCAGTCTTAGCACCACGTGTGTTGTAGTCCTTAAGATACTTACTTTCTAATGCCATTAGTTTAACCTAGTAGTCTTTACATTACCTATACCAGAATGGATAAGTCCAATACGTCTTGCTGTACCTTCACTGAGGTCTAGGTGACGACCATGAACATAAGGCCCACGGTCAGTGATAGTCACCACTTCACAACCGACATAACAAACGCGAAGTTCTGTGCCGAATGGAAGTGATTTGTGAGCAGCTGTACTTGCGTTACTGTCAAATCGTGTGCCGCTAGCTGTGAGGTTCCCATGTAATCCTGGTCCATAATAGCTAGCGAGCAACATAAGAGTAGCTCCGACACCTATCATTCCAAGAAAGATGCCTTAGGAAGACTACCCAATACTGGACAGTAAGTAGTAGCCATCGTGCCACGTACAGTATCACCAGGATGACGAACATTACAGTTCACCTGACGAACCTTAGTGGACTCGAAATATACAGGAAGTACAGGTACTCCTAGTACTGATACAGTTCGTCCAACTTGTTGGTTGTAACATAGAAACTTACCAAAGGATCCATCAGTATCAGGACACTGACGAATGGAGTAAGGAGCACCACGTTCTACAGAAGTAGAAGGATCAACACTATTAGTGTGTCCTGGCATAGCAGAGAGAAGTAGTGCAGGGATAAGTAGTAGTGCTTTCATTAATAAATACCTGGGATAAGTTGACCTGTTACTGCATAGGCTCCTAGAGCAGCGATGACACCAAGCATTGCAAGGCGTCCGTTAAGGCGTTCAGCTTTTTCTGAATGCAATTCGTTCACTTCCATAATCTCCATAGTGGGTTCAGTGGCGTAGATGTTTGTTCGTCCGCCGTCTTCTTTAACTGTTGTCATTTAAAATTGTAGATTGGGTGATCGCATAAGTTTCTCCATTACATCATTACGATATGCTGGATCATTCTCATAACGAGAGTCTCCTTGTGCAGCTACAAGCTCAGCTTGGCTACGATATACATCTGCTTTATTAGCAGCAGGTTTACCTGTAATCATTTGTCCGTCGTATCCTGTTCCCTCTTGGAACCTATATTGAAGTGCTTGAATAGCAAAGAAACATGAGGCAGGATCTCCATGATCCATTACATGATCAAACATATTGATGTCACCTTCAGCTAGGTTATTACCAGCCCAGGCCATCATATCGTTGTAGCGTTGTTCACCACCTACGATGTTCTTCAAGCCACCTACTTGTTCTTCAGTAAGTACTGTAGGTTCTGCTGCTTTATTAGCTTCTACTTCATCTCTATATTCAAGATACATCTTAGCAAGGTCATCTTGTGAAGCAGAGCGTAACTCATTAATAGTTTCTTCAGTAAGTTTCTCAGCACTTGCTTCTTGCCATAGACGTTCAAGTAGAGCAGTAGATTGCTCTTCCTTTTCTTCTTCTACTTCAGGTTCATCAGTTGATTCTTCTGATGCACTACCTAACTTACCTTGCAGTTCAATGTAAGCCTTCTCTAATGCTTCTGCATCTTGAAACTTACCAGCAAGTAGTCCGTTCTGTTGTTCTTCTAGTGCTTCACCTACTTGGATTGCTGCCTGTTCCTCTTCAGAGAACTCAGGGTTATCAGCAGGTGTTGGATCATAAGTAAGTGTACTCATTCTTTCATACCTTCTGCAGTAATTACTTCAAGACCACCGAGACCTACTGTCGATACACGATTAGCTTGTCGTAGTTGTGGACTACCCACCTTTTGTTTAGGTGCATACTTGTTACTTGCAAGGGGTTTGATTGCTTCAGGTTCAGCCGCTTTAGGCAGGGGCTTCTGCTTGACCTTGTGGGTTTGGGTTGGTTTCGTTTTGTCCATCTTGAATTTGTTGTTGTTCCATACCAAGTTCAGAAATCTTGGATGCTTGTTTTGTAAGCTCCATTTGTTGGGCTTGTTGTTGTTGCTGTTGCTGCTCACCTTGCATCTGTTCTTGACTTTTAATAAGTCCAAGGTAATCAATACCTTGTGAAGCAGCTAAGCGTTTAATGTATTCCTCTTGACTAATGTACTGAGCAATAGCTTCAGGTCCCATTGTCTGAGCAAGAGTAGTGATAAACATTGTGAGTTGTTCTGCATCTTGACCACGGCCAAGTGCATTGAGACCAGCAACGATTGTCGGTTTGACAATTCCTTTAGGAATCTTAGGTATCTCACCGGTCTTCTGAAAGACTGACATCTTTCTATTGAGATAAGGTACTAGGAATTCAACGGTAAGCATGCTGAACAGGCCACCGAGTTGAGCTTCCAATTCCATTTGTGTCATCCGTACTTCTTCAGCAGTTGTGCGTTCTGAGTTACGGACTTGCATAATAAGGAATGCATCAGAGATACGTTTCTCTAATTGCAACATCATTTCGTATGCTGTTTTGAAATCTGCTGTCTTGCCAACTTGCACCACTCCGATATCATCGGGGCGACCACTAACGATAGCTCCATTGGGGGCACGTTCCAGTGTGGCAGGCTTTGTAGTACTAGATGGATTGACAGTAAAGATTACTTTAGCGGCTGCTGCAGAGCCTTCTACGAGGGCCTGAGAGAGTGCTTCAAGTGACTTAAGATCACCCATGAATTCTTCTACTCTACCTCTACCATATACTTCACCATCGCAATAGTTCATACGTAGAACTAAAAATGGTGTGGTCTCAATAGGTGCTTTACCTGTTGACTTAGGTAGTACAACATCATCCACTTCCTGATGCCACATAATAGTGGAACCAAGTCGTTTGACATGAGTGTAGATACTAACTTCATTATCCCTTTGATCCATCTGACTAGAGACAGAGTTAGGTTTAGGTTCTTCTAGTACACCTACTAATAGTTCACGGTTGATACGTTCTTTAGTGACGATCTCGATAATGTTCCCATTACCATCTCGTTCAACTACGAAACGATTGAGTGGATATAGTTTAAGTCCATCCTTACCCATAAAGATAAGTGCATTACCAGCAACAACCAAATGCTTAAGTGCTTGATGCACTACAACACGATCACTACTAGCTGCGATAGCTTCATTAACACTACGTTCAATCTTACTGAAACTTAAATCTAATTCACTCCTTACTTCAGGAGGGAACTCTTCTTTTACTGCTGATTCATTTAACTGTAGTTTAAACCATGACCCTTGTGTAGGAAGGAGCGCAAGCATTAGCTTACTAGCCAACGTCACAACCGCTTTGGCCCCGACTGATTGCCATGGTGTTCTAAGAACTTTAGATCCTGAACTCTCTTCTTCACCACTTATAAGGTAAGGTAAGGTTAATCTAGATGCTTCTTTAGCTACATCAAGGAATTGACTACGGTCTGAAGTCAGCGCATCATAACGTTGTTTAGCTGACATGTGTTTATACGTTTACGTTTGTAATGTTTAGTTTACTGTTACGGTTGTAACGTTGAGTACCTTTACTTAGATCCTTACCTTTCTCTTGAATCGTAAGAGCAGGGTTAATGTTATTACTGGTACTCATATTCTTTGTAGGATCATACTGCGATGCAGAGTTAGCTACAGAGTTACTAAGGTTAGAAATCTTTTTATCTTGTTCACCACTGTACTTATCAAAGGCTGCTTGTTGTTCAGCTGACCTTTGATTAAACATGCTCATCTGATTAGTAGATCTAGTATTATAATCTTTCTGTTGTTGAGCCATAAGACCAGTAAGACGTGTAGTCTCTGCTGCATAACTACTATTGATATCAGCAATCCTCTTATCGAATGCAGGAGTAGCTGCTTGTGGTGCAGCAATTGGTGCTGGTGCGGCAGCAGCGGTAGGTTTGGGGGCAGCAGCTTGCGTTGGATACCATTCCATATTTGTACTTGTCCAACGCGAACCGTTTGAATTTGTACCAGCGTACGAACCACCTTTCTGAGCAGGTGCGTAGTAACCGTGTGAAGATGTTTTCTCCCCGTAGCTTATAGAACTAGCGTTATTTGAGTATCGTTTCGCTCCCATTAGTTTTCCTCCATATAATTAATGATCCATTCGACAACACTATGTTGTCCCGACCTGTACATAATCTTTTCCATTGTATCTTCTGGGTTAGGGTTTGTTGGTGGGAATGTTTCTTCTAATGTTTGTAGTAAGGCATTAGCTTGCATACCTTTGACCTCTAAGAGATCAAGCGTAAGAGGGGAGGTTGACATTACTGTGCTCAAAGAAGGCAGGCATACGTGCTGACTTTGTATAGGAAAGCTCTGGGGCTTTACCTTGATACATCAGCTGATCGCTGGCACGTAGCCAAAATTTTTTATCTAGTTTTTTATCGGTAGTATTAGTACCTAGTGGTTGCATCACCCAATTGATGGTGGCTTTCCTCAACTTATCCAGGGATGGACTCGCTTCTAGTTTGAGTTCTCTACAAACAATTGAATTAGCCGCGACATGGACCTGTTCGTCGCGTGATATGTCGGCTGATACTGTTCGCATTCCAGCATCACCATTCCACCTAAGAAATGGGAGTAGTACGAAGAAAATCGCACGTTCGGCCACCATCGCTTTGAGGATAGTGTGATCTGGATGCGAAGTCCAAGCTTCTCTGAGCGCCAACGCTTCCTTCTCAGCCTTTGGATCCACACCGAAAGCTGTGGCAATGTAACCGAGCGCCAAATCGTGGTTCTCTTCATCTTTAACATTGGAAAGGAGCAACTCCCGTGCCAACTCTGGAACGTCAGTGGATAGAGCATCAGTAATAAAATCTCCCACAGGTAGTTCCATATGTCGAAGCGCAATCACACGGCGCAGGGTCTCCTGGCTTCCATCCATGCATGTACCGGCAGTCGTCTGTACCGGTGTCCATTTTCGTTTCCGTTGTAGCAGTTTCTGATAAGGGTTCTTCATTCCTGACAATCACAAGTAAGTTCGCTGTTGTTAAATAAATCACTCAAGTATTCATCTACATCACTACCTTCTAAGGCAGCATATGCATCGGTCTTATCTTGAGTGTCTCCCATTACCTGTAAGCTGTAATAGAGAGATGTCTGTGGGGACCTTAGCCACTCTTCAACAAACTCATTGTTGTAGGTTACAATATCACTCCAAGAGTTGAAACTATATCCATGAAGAAGCCCTTTGGCATCCAGCATCGTCATGATACCGTCAGCCACTCTTTTATAATTATCCCAACCTACTTCACTAGCTGTCTCGACTGGTCCATAGTTAAAAGTTTCCACTCCGAAAGTACCTGAGTCGCGATCGACTGTCGTCGAGATAGGTGGAGCGATTTCTGGTGTGCAAGTATAGCCATCCAGATCCATGCTTCTATAACTGCAACTGGCGGTTGGTGCAATAGCAAAGGCTCGAACCATATTAGCGTTGCGAGCGACTTCGGTTGCTTGATTAATTCCTGAAGCAAGTTGTAAGACAAGTTCATAAGCTGCAGAGCGGATAGTTTCACCAGAGTTGTATTGTTCTAAAGCTCTACCAAATTGTTCGTAAGTTACACCGTACCGCCGTAGGAGGTTAGCGAGTCCAAGCATTCCGAGACCCACTTGTCTGTCAGTTTCGGGTGGGAGGTACTCGCCAGTTTCTCCAACACCTGTTTGACTATGGAGTGCGCACAGTCCGGACATACCTTCAACGAAAGCTCGGGGTATGTCGTCGAATTCACAGGCACCGAGATTGATATGTTGTAAGAGGCAAGTGCCACGTGAGGACAAGTAAACCTCGAGGCAGACGTTACCGAATATTCTTGATCCATTGTTATCGTACCTTAGTTTGTTGAGCCAAATGTCGCCTGATTTGATTCCATGTAATAGATCGTCTTTAAAGGAACAACTGTTCCACCACTCCTCGGTAATATTGATGCATCGTTTGACCCAGGGGAGTTCGGATCGTGGAGTAGTAATAAACTCCCTAGCATCAGCATGACTGAGATCAAGATGCAGGACGATTGCTCCATTTTTGTAAATTCCGCCCCGCCTAAGAATTTCATTTAGTGTTGAATAAATTTTACCGAAAGATACAGGTCCAGATGCAACTACACCTGACTCTCGTGTATAACCACGTGGGTCAAGTTGAGATAGGTGGATAGCACAACCTGCGCCATACCTAAGGGCGTGACTCGCAAAGCGCCAGCTGGCTTCGATACCTTCTGGTCCTTCCATTTCGTTAGCAACTTGGAATACCGTGCAGCTGACAGGCAGGCGACCTGTAGGGTCATCCATCCAGGATTGAACTCGTCCTGTTCGAGAGATATAGTTTGACATTAAATTAAATCTATTAGTGTAGGTGGTGCATATCCAGGGCCTTTGAGAACCTTACCGTCTGCCCTGTAGATAGGGTTACCGTCTTTATCTAACTTAGACATGTTCGACTTATGAACACGTCTCATAGCTTCATCTAGGTCCCAGTTTTGTGATGCTGCAAATTGATAACAAACATAAACTAGATCAGCTAGTTCTTTAAGTTGATTCTCTTCTGGTTCATGATGATAAGCTTCATGGAATTCACTCCATTCTTCATCGATCAAACATTTCTGGATCAGTCTGCCACTCGTCCCAGTCACAACTAAATTGTAAGCTTTTCGGAAGTGGTGAGCTTGGTCCAGTAAGCTCTGACTCATATACTGTGTTTTCAAGTTCATTCTGTATGTAGTGGATAGCTTTTTCTAGATCCTCTGATTTGCTATCTTTATGACCAGCTCGGCAGATGTATTTAATTGCACAACCGAGGTGATAGTTCAGCTTCTGATCTCTGATGAAATCCCAAGGCTCAATTGATCCTATTGTGTAGTACTTAGGGGATGTGGCCATGTCTTTACTAGTTGTGATAGGTTATTGCCAAGCACAAAGGCTTGACGTTGTAAGGCAAGGAAGACAGTGATGATGTCATCCTTTTGTGTCGCAGGATTGTTCAATGCATCTGTTATCTGACGCATCTTTAAATCTTGTTCAACTGTTAATGCTGTAATCGGAGGCGGGGGTCCAATGAATAGGTCGTTTGTTTTTGTAGTCATAATCTTCTACTTGTAAGATACGGGCAAGGCGTGCGTTTTGTAGTGCAATGTCTTCTCCAAGATCTTTATCTTTGAAAGCTTTGACTACTGTCTTCCAGTTATATCCAGTCTCTTCAAACAGTGCTACTGCACGTTTAATTCCTATCCCAGGAACGCCGCTGTAACCGTCTGTTTGATCTCCTGCTAGGGATTGTATAAGATGCCACTTTGCACCCTCTACAGGGTCAATGGTGACGGTCTCAGACATGTTATAGAGGAGTCCGGGTATCTGTCTCATGTCCTTATCAGGTGAGCAGATGATATTACCTGGATGTTCTGTTGAATAGATACCCATAGCATCGTCTGCTTCTAAAGTATCCATTTTGATGACTGTGAACTCATTCTTTAGCTCTTCGATTACGCGTCGGTAACCACAGGGCTTTTTTCTATTTCGATTACCTTTATAATCAGAGTAGATCTCTTTTCTAAAGTTCTTTGAGTCGCTGAAGAATAGCACCATTTCTGGAGTATCCCAAAGGAACGCATCCTTAATCTTGGCTAAGTCTCGTTTGACATGGTTGTAAGCATCACGGAATTTAGATACAACCAAGATGACATCATCACCAAAGTCGATCTCATCTTCCTGTGCTGCACAGCATTTGTAAACGACATAATCTGCATCCACTAAAAGTTTCATGAGAGATACCTCACTGCATTCATAACACCTTCTAAAGTGTCACCGAGTTTGCCTATTGAAGTGTTGCATTCCATACATAGCCACCCC